TGTCACGCAGTAAGGGGATGAATAAAATTCTTGTAGCGTCTATGTTCAATCTGACGCTCAACGTCGATATCAAAAAGTTACGCAATATCGCAAAAGAACTGCAGGAGATGCCTCTCGAACAACTGTACGAGGAGATGTTACAGAAGTACGACATCTATCGAGTAAATTCTACTGTACTGGCTTACTTCAAGAATGTTGTTAAATACTTTCCAAAAGAACGTGATAGTGAAGGTTACTGGTGGACTGAAGAACTAACTGAATTCGATGCTGAAAACGTAATGATGTTCTTCTGTGTTCATAGTATAAAAGAGGTGGGCTCTTCAGAGTATTCCGATATAGATTGGAGTGGTTTGTGGAATCACCAAGACACGTTAATGAACTTTAGAAATCACATAACCTTCTCCGACGAAGGAAGAGAGATGTACTTTAAAGGTCTTCATGATTTACAGACCTTTATTTTGTATAAAGCTATCCTCGAACCACAAATGGATCCGAAATACACCGAAGAACCAATTTGCGCGAAGTATAAATAATGAAACATCATGCTAAATACGATGAAGTGAGAAAGCTTATCGAAGCTAACATTGCTGTCCTTCTAACCGGTGAAGCTGGTTCAGGAAAGACTACCCTGGCAATGCACATATCTGAGGATATGAAGCTCAAATTCTTCACAATGTCTATGACCAGGCAAACAACTTTGTCACACCTGTTAGGCTTTGTATCTGTTAACGGAAACTATATACCGTCCTCTCTGCGTAAGTGTTTTGAAAGTGGTGGGATGATGCTTCTGGACGAAATAGACGCAGGTGATCCGAACGTTCTTTTAGCCCTAAATACTATTGAAAATGGCTATATATCTTTCCCTGATGCAATGATAAAATGTCATTCTGACTTCAGATTAGTTGCCACTGCAAATCCACAAGACCAACACAATTTCTATACCGGGAGATCCAAACTCGATGCTGCTACTTTAGATCGATTCGATACTATCGATGTCGATCGTGATGATAAGCTCGAGGTTGACCTGGTAGATGAAGACACTCACATGCGTATGCAGTTAATGCGTAAAATTATGGCTTCTAACAACTCAGCTAAGCCTATCTCGATGAGAGACAGTATCCGATATCAGCAACGTAAAGACCTTGGTCTTTTAGACGAAGCATTTATTCTTCGACTTACTGATAAAAGTGAATTAGTAATGGAGCAGTACAATAAGGAAGTACAAGATATTCCGAAACACCAGAACCAATCTGAGTGTGAAACACTCGATGAACTATCCGATTTACTAATGGTTAGAAACGGATCAAAGCCGAAACCGAAAGATAAAAATGGTGAAGAAATTCCTGATCCAAATAAACCTACACCGAGCAATCCATATCCACCAGGAGAATAAAGATGCATAGTATTCTTGAGCAGTTTAACACCGGACTTCCCTTTCCGTCCGTATTCCCTGCTTCATTTGAAGCATGGCAACCCAAGCGTGACTACTTCACGTTTCGTAATCTCGATCATTTCCGTCATGTGGTCAGTAAGCTGACCCAAAAGAACGATGACTACTGTGATGTATCCTATGCAGAAGCTCTGCGTATGATGCTTGCCGGTGAAAGCGATTTCCCGAAAGCAGAACAGGAATCAATTCGTAACCTGGTACGTTCCAACCTACACAAGCGTGGACTGATTACTGAAGATGTTTACGAAGCCTATCGTTACACTGTCGACGGAGTCGATGTTGGTATTGACGTTGGCAAATACGCTGCTGGTGAAGCAGACTGTGTTATCAGTCCTTCACGTCAGTACATCGACTTCTTCTACGAGTTGTTCATCAACGTCAGCTATCCGTATCACATATCTAACAGTACGATTCGGACCAACTGTGCCAAACTCCTGGCAACGATCGAAGAGCTTGAACGTCAGCATATCTTCATCAAGATTGCGATGATCCTGCCAATCAACCATCCTTCCAACAACGGCAGTAATTTCTTCGCCGATGTTCCTTTGTTCTCGCACAAGGATCCAAAAGTTATTGGGACCATGTCATCGATCGTTAATGATCGCCTGTTGCGTAAGTTCTTCTTCGCAATACTGGAGAATTACTACGGGGAGGATCTGTCTCCTGGTTATGGTACTGCTGTGACTATGGACGGCGCCATGTGTATTGGTAACGCATTCAATGAAATTGCGTTCTTCGAAGAAGTCGTATTGTCTGTGGGGGCATAATGAGCACACTTCAACTGCTGGATTCGTACGTCAAAGATCGTACGTCGAAACTTAATCCGTTTCCGGACATCGTCCAAAAGGGTATCAATACGATATCCGGCGATGTGCCGTATAAGCTGAAGCTGGCGATAACGTTATCAGAGTTGATAACTTTCTCCTCGCATCTACGGAAACCCATCAAACTGTACGACGGTACGTTAGTGCCCACCAATGCCATTGTATTCGCTCTGAGCGCGTCTGGTACATCCAAGGACAAATCCCTCAATACCATCCGTAAGTCGCTCTCAACAGCGTATGAGCAGCTGGAAGAGTACCGTAAGGAGTACGCGAAGGACAAAGCTGAGCGTATGGCTCTCCTGGACGGTGCTAAACGTGAAGACTGGGCCAAGTACTACCATGCGCCGAAGCCGTTACAAGCTGGTCTCGGTACCGTGGAAGGATTGATGCACCACTTTGCTGATATTGCCGAGAATCCGTTAGGTGCCGGCTCTATCATGACATCCGAAATCGGATCTGAGTTACAGACCAACGGGTGCATCACAGACATCATTAAAGTTATCTCTGTCGCTTACGACCTGGGCAATATTCCGCCCAAGATTGTTAAGTCATTCGAGAACCAGACCAGTGCCGTGAAGAATCTTCCGGTCAATGCTCTGTTCTTCGGTGCGCAGGATGCTCTCCTGTACAACAACGAGATCAAACACAAGTTTAAAATGGTATTCAATACCCAGTTGGCTCGACGTAGCATCTTCACGTTCACACCTGAAAAGTCACAGCGTATCGAGATCACAAGTATCGATGAGCTGTATAAGATGCGCGAAGAGGAACGTAAGCGCGTTCTTGCAGCTCAACAGGAGCTGAACGAACTTACCTCCCACCTGGTGGACAATACGAACGCTGAACCCCTGGTGTTTACTGACAACGCTCAACAGTTGTTCGACGTTTATATGGAACTTAATTCCATACTGTCGGATGACATGCCAAACAAGTATCCAATCTCCAAGCTTAGTCGCAAGCACAAGCAATGGTTAGCTCTCAAATTATCTGGCAGTTATGCTATTCTCCATGGGGAGGAGAAAATCAACGAGCAAATGTATGCCTACGCTATCAACACAGTTGAGATGTTAGCACCTCAAATGGCTGAGTTCGAAAAGGAACTGATCAAGGAGTCCTACGAGCAGCTGTCCGACATGTGTCGTTACAAAGCTCAAGACGGAACCTTCTTCCTATCGTTACATGAGTTACGTAAATTAGGTTATGTTGCAGGAACTGGCTCAAGCAAGTACAAAGTTGAAGAGCTCTGCATCCTGGCGAACAGCTATGATGATGCAGGTAGTTACACTATCAGTGACGGTGGTATCGAGTATAAAGAGCTGATCATAACGAGTGACATCGGTATGTCCGCTCTCTTCTTTACTACCGACAAAACAGGTAAAGATCTCAAAGAGCATATGTCACGTAACTGCAGTGAAGGATTTGAACTGTACGAAACTGACTTCGGCGAAATTGAAGTTCTTCTGAAAGAAAACGCTGCGTACACCTCATTCGCATTTAAGGATGGTTATCGATCCAAAGAGAACCTGATCGGTGGTAGCAAATTTGTCATACTCGATATCGACAAGTCGCAGCTTACTGATGAGGAAGCGCATATACTGCTGAACGAATACAATCATTATATTGTGCGGACCAGTGACCCAGAGAACGAGTTTAGATTCCGGACGCTCCTCGAGTTGGACTCCGTCGTTGATATCGACGAAAGAATGTGGAAAGCATTCATCCAGGAAATCGCAAACGAACTCGGTCTCATTATCGATATACTTCCGCAGAGTCAGATCTTCCTGTCCTTCAAGGATCGTACTATCCTGAAGCAGCTGGAAGGGAAAACTCTGCAGACAAAGTATCTACTGGAACGTGCTTCGGTATCTACCAGGGACAAGCCTAAACCTGCATCGAAGTTACCGGATGCGCAGAAGTCTGCCGCTCTGCAGGATCCACACGAAACTTTCAACTATGCGTTTGCCGCTGATAAAGGTGAGCGTTCGAATTATCTGTACCGTGCCCTGGCACATGCAATCGATCTGGGAGCTGATGGTAAATACCTGAAGCAACTGGCAGAAGAGATCAACAAATCCTGGATGGATCCCCTATCTGATGAGCGGTTAAACCGCACATTACTTAAACCTGCACTACGACGAATCGGAGAGTAACAAAATGTCTTTATTTTTACGCAAAGCGTGTCAAGATCATCTTGATGGTGTTGACTTACAAAACTACCACATTCAAGTTGATGACAGCACCAAGTGCCTGCAAATTGTAGGCGAGTGCGGTGATGTACTTGTGTCTATCACAGGTATCCGTCTTAGCCGTATGGCTCCTGGTGATAAGGAAATTGCATTAGCTATCGAGTTATTCGATGACTTCCTGGCAAAGCACGCAGGAACTTTCAAAAGCTTTATAGAAGCTAAAATTCGTGCTGATAAAGCGGCTATCCCAACCAGAGTTCCTGGCTTATTGAACGCAAATGTTGCCAAACCCAATTACCAGGGTTACTGGGCATTGACGTTTCAGTTAGGTGCTAATAGTGATGTCACTGTATCCGTAAGAAGTGATGGTAAGGTAAGCATTCCTTCTTACACAGTAGAAGTATTGAGCAATCCTGAACAAAGTCTTCAATGTTCTTTTTCTGTTAAAGAGGAAAATGCTGTAAGATCTTGGATAGTCTCTTGTGCAGAGTTTAATACAGCTACATCTGATAAAGAGACGTTGCTGACTATGCTTTCTGCATGTGAAATCTAGTGTGGACCTATAGAGGTGATCCAATCTGTAGTCACGACGATCTTCATCCCGATTGCACCGACATAGTCTATGTCATTACCTATGGCGATAAAAGGATGTACATCGGTAAGAAAGCTGTCCGGGCCAAACGTAAGTACCCTCCCCTGAAAGGCAAAGTACGTTGTAGACGTCTAATGAAGAACTTACCTTTCATCAAGTACCAGGGTAGCCATGAGTTATCTGCCGAGCTAGTTCCTATCAGTAAAACAATACTGTTCCAATGCAGCCAACGAAAAGCTGCGACATATTTGGAAATGGAGTTCTTGGTTGAATCTCGAGCTATATTCAGAACGGAATACATCAATGAAAATATTAGTGGAACCTTTTTCAGAAACTCTCTAGATGGATTGATAAGCGATGATTAAAGTTGAGTTCGAAGCATGCATCACTCCTTGGAGCATAAACGAGAAACTTGTTGATCTCACGGACGTTGAAGCTATGTCATTTGACATAGAGACCAAGGGCCTATATCTCAAAGAGCAGCGTAAAGAGGCTATAGCCCTCTTGGAGGAAGATCTCGATTCTTATATGCACAAACTTGTGAGTGTGGTAGCTAACAACAGTGGCCTGAGCTTTCCGTCCCTGGTGGAAACAACTCACTTCATCTTCGGTCTGTCAGAAAGTACCGCAGTAGTTCTCGTACCGCCAACCAGGCGCATGGAAATGCAAATCTGGGAATGGCTTCGTAACTACCGAGGTCTCCTGCTGATACACAATACCCTGTTTGACCTGAAGATCATGTACCACCGTATCGGATGCTTACCTCATCGGTATGACGATACTGCACTGATGCTGAAGACGCTGATTAATAACTCAGATGTCTGGAAATCTAGAATCGGACTGAAGATTGTAATGGGTGATCACTATGCACCAGCTTGGGCTCTGTTCGACGAGTACGAACCAGAGAACCCAAGGAACCCAAAATTTATGGAGTATGCAGCAACTGATGGAGCTGCAACTTTTAAACTATGGCTTGAAATAAAAGCCCATGTGGAGGCTTCGAATGAGACTTAGAAATAAATCCAACTTTGATCTGCACTACGATATTAAAAATATTGTAGAACTGAAGAATAAAATAGAGTTCGGTTTTGCAGATCCTTCATTTCTTATGAAGATCATGCTGAAAGAGATTGAAGATCTTAACAAAGAATTAGCATTTGCTGATACTGCGATCGAAGCGTTACACGCTGCAGCTTTAGAAGTTGACAATAACTACTTGGCATCAATAGGACAAAAACCGCTATGATTAAAACAACTGTTCAATACACCATCAAGATTAACTACACTTCCGATCACTTACCCAATGTAGCTGATACGGAACGTCGTAAAGACAATCTAGAGAATTCTCTCGAACATTGTCGACAGGCG